ATCATACAAAGATACTATCTGTTATGTTGTGGTTGATGGTGAACAAGCGTTAGAAAAAGCAATTGAAATAAAATGTAAGTTTCCAGAAACCGATAGATTAGTCATGGCCACTTTACCAATCAACGTTGGTGCTAAAGGTTTTTATGGTCATAGAGTGTATGCTGCTTTTACACATTTAGTAAATACTGATTATGTCATGTATCTCGACCAAGACAACTGGTTATACCAATCTCATGTAGCAAAATGTATTGAAACAATTGAAACAAGAAATCTTGATTGGTGTTATTCTCTCCGTAAAATTCATAAAAAAGATGGAGAGTTTGCTTGTTTTGATGATTGCGAATCATTAGGTAAATGGCCTACATATCATGGAATACATCATATAGATACTAATACATATTTTATTAAAACCTCGGTTGCAACAAAAATAGCGTCTGTGTGGCACGGTGGTTGGGGTCAAGACAGAGTATTTTTACAAGCAGTAACACAACATTTTCCTAAATGGGATTGTACAAATGAATACACGGTAAGTTATCGTGTCGATGGCGGTAAAGGTTCTGTTAGTGAAGAATTCTTTATCAATGGTAATGCAGTAATGAATGAAAAATATAATGGAATATTCCCATGGCGAACAAAGACTCTGACTTAGTAATAGGCTTTATTACAGGTTACAAATACGACCACAAAATTGCTCCTTGGGCTGAATCATTGATTGAGTCCGGTTTTACTGGAACAAAAATGATGGTCACATATAACATTGATAAAAGTGTTATAGAAAAATTAGAAAGTAAAGGTTTCATAGTTATACCTTTAGAAATTAAAGGTCAATTCAATATTGTCAATATGAGATTTTTACATGTGTGGCAATATCTATATAATTTAAAAGAAAAACCTAGATACGTTATTTCTACTGATGTGGCAGATGTTGTCTTTCAATCCAATCCTTCTGATTGGTTAGAACAAAATATTGGTGATAAAAAACTTTGTGCTTCCGCTGAAGGTTTAAGATATAAAGATGAAGCATGGGGTTTTAATAATATGAGTAAATCTTTTGGTCCAATTGCATCACACTATATGTCATTTATGCCAATTTATAATGCTGGTGTAACAGCAGGTACCTATGAAGAATATATAGCTTTATGTTATAATGTTTATTTACTTTGTAATGGGGCTCCTCAGTTTGTTGAGGGTGGTGGTGGACCTGACCAAGCAGCTTTGAATCTACTTCTCTCACTCAAACCATATAAAGATATTACATTGTATACTAACCATGATGATGGTTGGGCTTGTCAATGTGGTACAACAGTAGACCCAACGAAGATTGATAAGTTCAGACCAAATCTATTGAGTCCAGAACCAGTTTGGAAAGACGGAGTGATGTATAATAGTAAAGGTGATAAGTATGCTATACTACATCAATACAATAGAGTACCAATGATTAATGATTATATAAGGAAGAAATATGAGCGAAGTTTTGACATTCAACACAACGACAGGTTTGTATACCGCACCAACTAGTCAATCTGTTAGCCAAGATCCGTGGCACCATTTACCTGCAACAGAGTGGGTGCAAAAACAAATAGAATGGGCTAATCAATCTGAGCCTTCAGGCGAAGGACTTGTAGAACCTATTTCTCAATTGAAAGGAGATTTGGTTGGTATTGAGATTGGCGTTTGTTTAGGTGCAACAACTGAAAGTTTTTTAAAACAAATTCCTAATATCAAAAAGATTTATGCAGTAGATAACTATCCAACTTTTATTGATTGGAATGGCGGAGACTTTAGCGCTGAACGCCAACAATTAATGAAAGAGCATGCATCACAAAGATTGGCTCCTTTTGGTGATAAAGTTGATTTCATTTATGAATCGAGTACAGACTTTGTTGATTTGATTAGTGTTGTTGGTAAAAATTATTTTGATTTTGTTTTTGTTGATGGTGACCACTCTGAAGAACAATCTTATAAAGATTTTACAAATTTTTATCCTTTAGTCAAAAAAGGTGGAATATTTGCAGGTCATGATATTGTTTTACCTGGCGTAGAAAAATCTTTAAAGAAATTTTTAGGTGAGAAGTTTAGTGAGATTGTTACGGTAAAAAATAGTGCTTGGTACTTGATTAAGGAATAATATGAAGTATAAAAAAATTATTGTTTGGGGTGCTAAACCTGACACAGGCCACACTCATGCTTTTATCCATGATGCGATTGTTCGTGCCGGTAAATTTATGAATCTTGAAACCTATTGGTTAGATAGACGAGATAATTTAGATGATACATTTTTTGATGATGCAATTATTATCACCGAACAATGGTTAGTATTTGCACCATGGACTCAAATAAGCCATAATCTTCCTTTAAGAAAATCATCTTGCTATATCATACACTATCTTGGCAATAAAGGACCTGTTGAGGGTAATCCTGGTGCAGATATGTATTTGGGTAAAGTTGGTAAATTGATTGATTTTCGTTTTGCTTCAAATGTAGGTGTCGATAGTGTGCCAGATAAAAATTGTGCTTACTATTTCGAACCGGAGAAATATACAAAGTTAAACAACGGCGTTTCTTTTTACGAAAAAGGCGAAAAATACGATAACTTCTATTCCATTTGGGGTACTGATTTATTGCCTAATGAAATTAATTTTGAAGATAGATTTATACCTAAAAAAGAACCAAAATATGCTTTCTTTGGGGGCACAATCTTTCCTGATAATCAATATCTTTTTAAAGATTTTATTGATTCATGTCAAAAAAGCAATGTGCATTTTTTACACAATTGTCCATTAAAAAATCCTTTAAACATACCAACAATAAGAAAAGCAGTTGTTGAATCATACATGGCGCCAGATTTTAGGCCTGCAAATCATTTAGCTAATGGCTATATTCCTTGTCGTACAATTAAGAATATTAGTTACGGTCATTTAGGTATCACCAACTCTGAAGCTGTATATCATTACTTCAATGGTGATATTGCGTATTCAAAAGACCCAGCTGGTTTGTTTGATGTAGCAAGTAAGATGGTTGAAGATAAGGATTTAATTTTAAGACAAATGATTAACATAAAAGAGAATCACACTTATGTTAGTCGTTTACAAGATATGATAACTGCATCGGAGATATAATGATATATTATTCAGAATGGGAACAAGATATAATCATTGACAAATTATTAAGTGAAAAAACTGATGGTACTTTTGTCGATATTGGTGCAAATCATTATTGTAACAACAACAATAGCTATTTTTTTGAAAGAGAAAGAAACTTTCATGGTATTGGTATTGAATTGGATCCAAAGTATACCGAAGGTTGGAACAATAGAAAAACTCCATTTATCATAGCTGACGCTACATCAATTGACTACCAAGAGTTATTTACCAAATATAACCTACCAAATACAATTGATTTTCTATCCATTGATACCGATCCACCACAAATCTCTTTACAATGCTTACAAAAAGTGTTACAATCCAGTTATCAGTTTAATGTAATTGATTTTGAAGTGGATAATATACCAGAAATTATTCAAACAGCAAAAGAGTTATTGACATCTAAAGGTTATATTTTGGTCAAAGAAATTCATATTCATGGAGGTCGCCATCATTTGGATGACTTCTATGTGCATGAATCATTTTATAAAGAAGGAATGGAGAATTGGGCATGAAAATTTTGATTACAGGACACATGGGATTTGTTGGTAAATATTTTATGAGAAAATATGCAGGCCATGATATTACAGGTATTGATATTAAAGAAGGTAATGATTGCCGCGATTTCTTTAAAACAAGTACGGACAAATTTGATTTGATTATCCACTTGGCTGCTATCGTTGGTGGTCGTCAAACAATTGAAGGTAATCCACTTTCAGTTGCAACAGACTTGGCGATTGATTCTGATATGATTCAATGGGCATTACGAACAAGACCGGGTCGTGTTGTTTACTTCTCATCATCTGCCGCTTATCCAATTGTTTATCAAACAGGTGCAACTAAAAATGCTCTTTTGGAAACAAACATTGATTTGAAAAATTTAAAAATGCCGGATTTAACTTACGGTTGGGCTAAACTAACAGGCGAATATTGTTTACAGTTCTTAGAATCAGAAGGCATCAAAGTAAACGTATTCAGACCATTTAGTGGTTATGGTACAGACCAAGATTTAGATTATCCTTTCCCATCATATATCAATCGTGCTAAACTTAAATTGGATCCATTCGATATTTGGGGTGATGGCACACAAGTTCGTGATTTTATTCATATGCAAGATATCGTTGATGCTGTTGATGAAGCAATCAAACAAGATATTCAAGGTCCAGTAAATCTTTCTTCTGGTGTTGCTACATCATTCAATGAATTACAACAAATCGTTTGTGGCATTGCAGGGTATAGTCCTGAAGTAAATCATATTGTAGATGCACCAAAAGGTGTTATGTACCGTGTTGGTAGTCCATATAAAATGTTGTCTTTCTATAAACCAAAAATCAATATCTATGATGGTATTGCAAGAGCGTTAAGAGGTGAAATTTGAAGATATGTTTCGTAGTGCATCGTTATGCACCATTTCCTGGTGGTTCTGAATACTATGTTCAACAGATGGCAGAAGAATCTAAAAGACGAGGTCATGATGTTATTGTATTTACTGGTGACCATCAAGGAGACTTTAATGGTATTCATGTTTCAAGTAATCCTCAAATGTGTCTTGATGCTAACTTAGTTGTGATTCATGGTGGTGACGTTGGTGTACAAAACTTTGTATTACACAATATCAAAAACTTACCAGGAAAAGTACTGTACCTTTTAATTAAGCCTTCTGTGAGTGATGTATGTGTACAAGGTATGAAAGATGCTCATTTTATTGGATGTTCAACACAAGAAGATTGGGCTCACGTTAAACTATTTGGCCTTGAACACAAAGCACGCAAAGTAACTCATGGTATTTCACCTGATGATTGTATTGGTACTAAAGGTCGTTTTAAAGATACGTTTGGTATACCAAAAGATAAAAGAATGTATATCTCTTGTGGTGGTTACTGGCCTAATAAACGCATGATTGAACTTGCTGATACTTTCCGTAAAGCAGAACTGGATGATGCAGTATTGGTCACAACAGGATACGACAACCGACATAATATTATGCCTCACGTTTCTGAGAATGTTATTCCATTGATGGTCGAAGATCCAAAAGATGTCAAAGACGCTATTGCTGATGCTGACTTCTACATTATGAATTCAGACGCTGAAGGTTTTGGATTGGTACTACTTGAATCTATGCTCAATAAAACACCTTGGATTTCTCGCAATATTGCCGCAGCAAAAATGCTTTCACAATATGGTGCAACATACGAAACACAAGATGAACTTATTGAAATACTTAGAAATTGGAGTCCAAAGTACCAACCAGATATAGCATATAATCATGTAGTAAAAAATTATCTAATCAGTAATACAGTAGATGATATTGAAAACGTGATGAAATCCCAATAATTTTGACGCTATGTATCGAAGCCAACATTTCTACGTGTTGGCTGTCAAAATTAAAATGTTGTATAAATAAGGTGTACGGCAACCAAAGTGTGTTGCAAATCTGTAAGGAAATCAATGTTATCGTTCAAAACGTTCTTAAAAGAAGAGGCTGAATCCAGTGATGGCAAATTAAAGCATATCACTCACGCTGAAGATTGGCCTATTCTTAATGGTTCCAAAGGTTTCAAACACGCAGTAGATACACTAAATCAAGCTCATAACCATATAAAGTCTGGTGGTAAAAGTTCTGCCATGACAATGAAGTATGATGGTTCTCCATCACTTGTTTTTGGTCATCATCCAGAAACAGGTAAGTTTTTTGTTGCCACTAAGTCTGCTTTCAATAAAAATCCAAAGATTAATTACACAGATGCTGACATAGCCAAAAATCATGGCCATGCACCTGGATTAGCAAAGAAACTTCAAGCTGCATTACATCACCTAAAGAAAGTTGCACCTAAGTCAGGTGTATATCAAGGCGATATGATGTTCTCTGAGAATGATGATGAAATGGAAGGTAGGAGAGAAGGCAAAGGTGGTAAAGTATCTTTTACTCCTAATACAATCACATATACTGCTGGTGGTGACGAAGCGGAAAGAATAAAAAAAGCAAAAGTTGGTGTAGTTGTTCACCAACAATATCATGGCGATACTGCTGAAAATATGAAAGCGGATCCACATCCTGACTTACACAATTTCAAACAACATCCAGATGTTTGGACTAAAGGTGCAGAATTAGATACTAGGCAAGTCCATTATTCTGATGAAGCACAAAAAGAATATCAAAAACATATTGCAGCTGCACAAAAGATACACGATAAACATGGCAAAGAAATGTATAATGCCATTAAAATGCATAGTGGTGAACACGGTCATTTATCGACATACATAAATGCAACTGTAAGAAGTGGTGAAAAGCCATCAGCTGAAGGATTTAGAAAACATGTTCAAGATGTTTATGCTAAAATGAATAAGAGTAAACCTCTAAAGACTCCTGCAGCTCAATCTCGTAGAGGTGCGGAAATGAATTCTCACCTAAAACATATTGATGATAACAAAAAACATTATGAAAATTTCTTAAAAATGCATAGTCATTTATCCGCAGCAAAACATGTTTTGGTAGATACATTAGACCAACATGAAGGTGGTTTAGAGCATCACATTGATGGTAAAAGAAGTAAGCCAGAAGGCTATGTTGTTAATCATGCAGGCCAGCCAACAAAATTAGTTAATCGTTCCGAATTTGCCCGTGCCAATTTATTGAAAGTTAGAAAATGAAATCATTTTTGGAATTATATGAAGAAACAGAAAAAACACATAACCCTGTAGTGATGGCTTTTGGTCGCATGAATCCTCCAACAACTGGACATCTTAAACTTATTGATAAAGTTCGTTCTGAAGCTGAAAAACGTAATGCAAAACATACAGTTATCATTTCACATAGCCAAGATTCTAAAAAGAATCCTTTGACAGCCGCACAGAAACTTAAACATCTCCGTAGATATTCTCCTGGTACACACTTTGAAGCTTCTTCGTCCGAACTGCCAACTATATTACACCATGCAGCTAGATTGCACGCCAAAGGTCATGACCATCTTATTATGGTTGCTGGTTCAGACCGTATTAAAGAATATCACAAATTATTAAATCAATATAATGGTGTTAAAGGTAGACATGGATATTATAACTTCAAAAAGATAGAAGTTGTTTCAGCTGGTCACCGTGATCCTGATGCCGAAGGTGCCGAAGGTATGTCTGGTACAAAAATGAGAGAACATGCAAAAAATAATAATTTTTCTGCTTTCAGGGAAGGAGTTCCTCATCATATTCCAGATAAACAGCGTTTAGAATTGATGAATGATGTCCGCAAAGGTATGGGATTAAACGAAGAACATAATCGTGGTATGTTTAAGGCTATTTTTATTACTGGTGGTCCAAATTCTGGTAAAGATGTTATTATTCGTGAAGCCATTGCCTCAAGTTCTATCGTTGAATTAAATCTTATTCAAGCTAAAGAATATTTAGCAGATAAACAAAAATTATCTGAAAAATCAAATGATTATCGTAGAGAGGCTGTTCGTAATCGTGGTCCACTAATCATTAATGGTCCCGCCGATGACAATGAAAAGATTACTTACATCAAAGAAGAATTAGAAGAACTTGGATATCAAACCATGATGGTATTTGTCAATACTACTGATGAAGCCTCCAGAGAAAGAAATTCTATGCTATCT